ATAATAAACAGTATCCGTTCAAAAAAAAGTTTTATTTGTTCCAGGATTTCGAAGACGTTAAAAATAGAATAAAGGGGGTTAAATAATGAGTTTAATAGCATTTGTTGAAATTAAAAATGTTTACGGGGTAGAGCGAATTTATCCCGCAAATGAAACAGCAAAAATTTTAACTAATATGACCGGCAAAAAAACCTTAGAAAGGGATAACATTGAAAGAATTAAAAAACTAGGTATTGCTGTCGAAGTTATTACAAAAAAGTTATAACTGCGACTAAATGGCTCATTTTTTTAAAATAGCAAATAAACTAATAATTAAGAAAACAAAAAAAGGAAAAAACGGATATGATACATATAAGCAAAATGACAGGTAAACTTGAAGGATTTCAAGCTATCTCAACTAATACAGTAACAAACGGCTATTGTAATAAACAATATAAAAAACAAGATCAAAATAATATTTGTACTTTTTGCTATTCTCACGAAATGTTAAACACATTTAGAAAAAGCATGGCGCCGGCATTACAAAGAAATACAGACTTATTAAATTCCAAAGTATTACACCCAGACGCGCTGCCGGTAATCAATAGCGCTTTTTTTAGATTTAATGCTCATGGGGAATTAGCATTAGACAAAAAACAAGCTACAATTAATCTTGAAAATTATGTCAATATAGCTTTAAAAAATCCGCATTGTACTTTTAGTTTATGGTCAAAAAGATTTGACGTTATCAAACCTTTTTTTGATAAGCATGATAAACCAAAAAACTTAATTTTGATTTATTCAACCCCGCTTACAAATCATATATTAAAAAAAGTACCTCAATATTTTGATAAAACTTTTAATACTGTTAAGGGTGATTTACATAAAGAGCAGCAGAATTGCACCGGTCAAAAATGCAAAGATTGTTTATTGTGCTACAAAAAAGACACAACCTCAATAATAGTTGAAAAGGTTAAAACTTACGGCAAAAAGAAATTAAATAAAAAACTAAAAGGTTAATATGGATTGGAAACAAAAAAGAATAAATGAAATTGATTTAGAGATTTCAAGTCAACCCAATAAATATATGAGGGAAATAATAACTGAAGATTATATTGAGGAATATCACGCATTAAAAAATTCAAAAGCAAAAGATTTTGAGGAATTTAAAAAACAAAGGGGGGAAATATGACAGATAAAATTAAACTAGATTATAGAACGATTGGCGATTGTTATTACGATATTTATTGTCAACCGGAAACCATAACAAAGCAAAGATTATTAAAGGATATGGTTGATATATTAAATGGAAAATTAACAGCTGAAGATTTTAGAAATGAAATTTTAGCATGGATACAGCTTAGAGACGATCAATGCTATTTAGAAAATGGTGAAATAAAAAGATATGATGAAAGGAAAAAAAATAAATGAGTACAATTAATTTTTATTGTTGCGTTGTAGTTTTATTTTTAATCATATTAACAATAATAACAATATAAAAAGCGAGGAATAATGGAAAATGTTTTAAACAAAAAAGAAATAAAACAATTAAATAAATTGGGTGAGGGTATAAGAATTAGTTTAGATTTAAATTTAACTGATTTAAATAATATAGGGATACCTTGTCGGACCGATAGATTACACGCTGTTAAATTGATGATTAAATATTTAGAGGTCCACGACTTAACAGTAGTACCAACAAAATCTAATAACAATAAAACAAAGGGGGAATAATGGCAATAGATTTTAACGCATTAGATTTAGTTAGAACTAAGAACAAAGCAAAAAGACACAAAGCAATTAAAGAACAAAAGAAAAAAGAAGTTGATGATTATATGCAAATCATGATGGATAAACTAAGTGAGTTAAGCAAAAAATATTATGATTGTATTGATCCTGCAATTAAAAACACAATTTTAAAAGATTATGAGCAATTGATTAAATTGTGCGCCAAAAAAATAGATGAGTTAAAAAAATATGAATAATCAAGTAGTGAAAAAAAATTTATCTATAAGAGAATTGACAAAAAAATTATTCAATACTCTTAAAGATGAAAACAAACTAGCAATTAGAATGATTGTTAGAAATTATAATAAAAAGCAAATGGAGAAAAAAAAATGACAATAAACAATTACGATACAATAATAAAGTTAGCAAATAAAGGAGAAGTATTTGAGTATCATGTTGGATACTTAGCAAGAGATAGGTTCTACAACAATGATGTTAGAGATAAAGCAAACTTACTTATGAGACTAGCAGAAAGTAATGTTGTTGAACTGTACCAAAAAAGATTGACACATGGGAATATTAATCATGATCCTAAGTTTCAATACCTAGCAAGAAAAATATAATAAAAAGAAAGGGAAATATGTACGTTATAGATTATCCAAAACAAAAAATTAAAAAATTTTCTAATCAAGAATTAGAAAGTTTTTTAAATACAATAATAAAAAAAAGATTTATCTTTGTTAAAGACAAAATCAAAGCAAAGAAATTTCTTAAACAAATAATTAAAAATTAATCTTTATTATCCGGGGATATATCAGTTATATCCTCGGATACATCAATCAAATCATTAGAGTTATCTTCCCAACTAATAGTCATTTCAGTTTTTTGATCTACCTTTTGAACCTTATTATCACTATATAAATCGGATACCTTGCCGGCTACCCATTGAATAAATTTTGTTTTCTCACGGATCCAAAGAACTTCGTTTGGAGATTCAATTTCTTGATAGCTAAATACTTGCATTAGTTTGTCTATCAGAGTTTGGATACCTAGTTTTCTTGCTTCAACTATCTTTAATTCCATTTCCGGATTTTTTTTTAAGATGGAATAAAACTTCATCAAGCTGAATGGATACTGCTTGTCTTCCAGAATTTCTGTAAGGGTTAAACCTTTTACCAATTTTTCTTGTATGGTATATAGATTTTCCTCGGATATTAATTCTTGGTTTGGTTGTTGTGTAATAGTATTCTTTGATTTGCTCATCTGTATAGTTCCTAAATTGTATTAGTTTGGATAATTGTTTTATTCTAGTTTCATCTGTGTAATTTGCTTTATTAAATTTATCATAGTTCTGAAATCCATGAAATTTGCATTTAAATAATTTACCACCAGATAATGGATACCCTTTCATTCTGCAAGGTATTTTTAAACCTTGTCTTAATCCGGCTCTAGTAAATCCTTGACAAAATACTTTTCGTTGTGGTCTTCCTGGCATTATTTATTCTCCCATGGTTTAATCCCATTACGTTTATTGTATTCAACTTTTTCTATGTATCTTGAATTAGATTGTTTCTTTATTTTGGACAACGCGCTTAATATTTTATCAGCATTAACATAGTTAGCATTACTTTCTCTTTCCTTATCTTGTTTACGTTCAAGCGCTTGTTTACAGAAATATACATTAACAGTTTCTGCTTTTAATTCATCAGAGGGGAGCTTAGATAATTCATCTAATATCTTCTCGGTATCCCCTGCAAAACTCTTAACAATTTTACCAATATTATTACTAGGTAGTATACTGGGTATTGTTTCTTTTAATGTAGCCGTAAAACGGCTATCTTGTGTAGGTTTAACGGCTATCTGGGTTGGCTCGTAAAGTTTCTCAGTTCGCAAAAACACCTCATTAACTACATAAGTTTTACCAGATCTACCTCTAATAGATTTAACAATATTAAGTTTATTTAAAGTTTCTAAGCATGATTTAATAGTGGTCCGGCAAAGACCTGTATCTTTATGGATTGTTTCATGTCTTAATCCTGCTTTATAACCATTTTTTTTCCAGGCATATTTCATTACAGATAAGAAAACATTTAAACAATGTGATTTTCTCTCCCCATCTACCAGATCTAAATGATGATATAACTTATAGGTTATATGTAAAAATCCTCGTGATACGTTCATTATTTATCCTTTCGTTTAGTTGATTTACATTTTGGTTTGTGGTGGTCGTGCAAGGATCTAAGAATTATAACCCATTGATCCTCACTCATTAATTGAAACTCTGTCTTAGAGCGCTTTATACGTTTGATACGGAAGGTTAGGCTAGTTGGTGTCAGTTCCTTATAGAATGCCAAAAAACAAGGGATGTTTAGGCGCTCAGCGATGATCTTTGACAGGGTTGTAGCTTTCCATTCTTGACCTTTATCGTAACAAGTCTCAATTATAGCTAGTGGCTCATAACAATACTGACAGCACTCAACAGAATCCACATCGATATAAGAAATACCATCGTATTTTCGGTGCCAATCTGAATACTTTCCATTACTAAATGCATATATATCTCTAGCCATAAATTATTTTTTTAATATTAAAATAGTATTATCTTTTTGTTCAATTTCTTTTTCAAGCGCCAAAATTATATTAGATAATTTTTGAATATGTTTTTTATGTCTTTTAATTTCATTTTTGCATTCTTTTAATTTATCTGGACAACCAATTTCTTCAAATATTTTTGAGTGTGTCATTTTTCGTAAAAAATTTTTTTAACTACAGATCTTGGATAAGCAGTTATATTTCCAATAGATAATTTACCCTCATCATAAGAAAAAGAAGTAAATATTTTTATTACTTTAGAATCTTTATAATATAGATAGCCAACATCTTGGCACCAGGAATAACTAAACTTATCAACATCAGATAAATCATCATACCATTGGCTCGATGAACAAATATCAATCCAAACTAGGCGCACCTTTTTATATGGTAGTTTTTTTTTAATCATTTTCTCTCCGTTATATAATTATAATCTTCCGTTGACAATACATTAAAATCATTGTAATCGTTAAGAAAAAAATGGAAAAAAATAAAATCGAAAAATCATTCTCAATATTTAATGGTGGTAAAGGTATGCCACATTGGTCATATTCATCATCATCATTACCTAAAGCAAAACATTTAATTACTTATTATTTTTCTCAAGAAGTTAGAAGGAAGTTTCCATTTAGATACAAAGCAAATTTTGGCAACCTGGTAAACAATGTGGTCCAAAAATTAATTGCAGATGTTATTTATACTTCAAAAACAGATAAAGAAACTGAATGGAATAAAGATTATAAATTTTGTTTCGATGTTGAAACAGTAAACATAAATCTTAATCCACCGGTAGATGATAAAGATAAGTTTGGCAGAGAAGCTATGATTAAGTTTGCCGAAGATTGTATTCCAATAACTAAAAAAGTTGTGCAGCAAATTATAGGTAAAGATAAATTAGTTTGCGAAAGATATGTTGAACTAAAAGAGTTTGATATGATTAAACCAATCATTGGTCGTATCGATTATGAAACTAAAACAAAATTTATAGAATTAAAAACTAAGCCACCTAATTTAAGAAAAGTAAAAGGTAAAGAGGAATGGAACATGGTAACTCAAGAACTACCTACTGAACCTACACTTGAAAACTTAACACAAACTTCGTTCTACTACATGGCAACAAAAAAAATACCTTACTTGGTATATGTTAATGATAAAGATTATGTAATCTTCGATCAAAGCCATGAGTTAATGAAGGCAGATCATTTGCAACATTTATATAATCTCATGGTAGAAAAAATTTTAACATGGGAAAAGATGATTTTATTTTGTGAAGGAGACATTGTGAAATTAGCAAGCATGATGGATCCACCAGATCTAAATCATTTCTTTTATTATAAAGATTTAGCAGATGAACAAAAACAACTAATAACTAAACTATGGGGAATAAAAGTATGAGTATAGAAGATGCAATAAAGAAAGCATTAGAAAATAAAGGAATAAATTTAAAGAAAGAAGTTTCTATTATTTCTAATTGTAATTCTAATTATATAAAACCAAGAGTTAAAACAAAACACGCAAGACATATTATGTTAGGTGAAAGAGTAAAAGATATAAAAAAAAACTAAAGGAGAAAATATGAGTAATGAAACTAATGTGTATCAAATAAATAAAACAAATATGAAAAATATATATGAGAAACTTTACAATGCCTGTAATCATGCAAGTGGTGTAAAGAAAGCAAGCAAGGTTAAAGGAATGCCTTTTAATCCTTTATTACATGATGATGTGCAAAGAGTTGCAATGGCAGCTTTATTGGAAAATAGATTATATGCAACGTGCAATTACGTTACAGATGTTACACCAAAATGTGTAATTGTAACTTGTACTATGAAGATAACAGACATCGATGATCCAAAAAATTTTATTATAGTTGATGGATGTACTGCAATGGGTGGTCTTGATAAATACGGCACCGGTCAAGCAATGTCATACAGTAGAAAGTATGCGTTCCTAAATGCGTTGAATTTAAAAACAGGAATGGATTTAGAAGATGGTTATAACGCGAAACCATTTGAAGAAAATTCTGCAGAGCAATCTGAAGAAGAACCTACTTACCTTGATGATGAGGTAAATGTAGAAGATATAATAAAAGATATTTCTGACACAACAACTGTAAAACAATTGTCTGCAGTTAAAGATTTGGTTAGAGATGAAGTTATGTATCTTAAAAAAAATAACCCCAAGGCATTCGAGCAAGTTGCAAAATTTACTCGTGAGCATGAGGTCAAACTAAACAATAATCAACAATAGTTGATATAACCAAGGAGTAAATATGGATAATCAATCCGACAAAATATACATTAACCTAACCAAAAATCCAGATTGGAAGTCACCAGAAGATAAACTTCCTATTTATATTGGTCCAAAAAATATGAAACATCCAGACAAAAACTGGACAGTTGGAGTCAATATTAATGGCAAATGGTATAACCAAGCTGCGTTTCCTTCTAAAGATCAAGATGGAAAAATAAAAGCAGGAGAGTTAACTATAATTTTAACACCAAGTGGGTCCGGCAAAAATAACTTTGTAAAAGCTGATGATGGTGGTAATAACGAATATACCTTTTAATTAAAGGTATCTAGCAGGGTGGGGTTTTTTTCCCTTTCCGTTTTCCCCACCTTGCTAAAAAAACTTATGACAGATAATATTAAAGAACCAAAACATTATACTCAATACAAGATTGAGCCTATTGATTTTATTATTTCTAACAACTTAGATTTTTGTACAGGAAATATAATTAAATATGTTTTAAGATATAATTTAAAAAATGGAGTCGAAGATTTAAAAAAAGCTAAACAGTATATTGATTTTTTAATAGAAAAAAAAGTTGAAAAAACTAAAAAAATATGACAAAATTTAAAAGAATTATCAATGGAGAGTGTTCATTTCAAATGATTGAACTCTTTGATGATATAGAGAAGGCTACTAATCATAAAAATAATGGTGAATTAGTAGAATGTAAAATCGATAATTTAAGAATTGATTTTACAAAAGTAAATAAGGAGCATGATGGAAGACATCAAGATGCGTCTTCAGAAACTGAGAGATCTTCAAGCGAAGAAACATCAGAAATTTCTGGAAGCCAAAAGATTGGCAAGTAAGTATCAGCAAGATAGTTACAAGTTATTTTGGCAAATAGAAGAGACGCAAGAAAAGTTAATGGCAGCTAAATAGCCACTAACTTAATAGTTGAAAAAAAACAAAGGAAAACGTAGGGGATCTATGACCATAAATATAAGTCAACACTATAATACGCACATAAAAAACTTAAATCAAAATCACTTTATCTACAAAGTTAAAAAAGCATTTTACCTTCTTACGAACCAAGAAGAAAGATTATATGAGGTAGGGTTCTCGGAAGGATTTATGTATGCAGCAGAACTAATGCAAAGGCAACCAATACTAGATAGCAATGATAAAAGAAACATTAATAATAAATATCAAAAATATAAAAGCGCTAACATGGAAGTTGTCTCTAACCTTGTAGATAAAGTTTGTGAAAAATATAAGATTAGCAAACATGATGTGTTTAGTAAAAGCAGAACTTCAGAAGTAGTTCGAGCAAGAAGTATTGTTTATAATCTTTTATATGAACATTATAATGTAAGTGTATCTTCTATTGGCAGAGTGTTTAATCAAGATCACACAACAGTATTGTATTCTTTAAAATCAAAACATAAAAAGAAAAGATACTGGAATTCTGGTAATACTATTTGGGAAGAGTTTGAAGAATTAAAAAAAATTATTTTTTAAATCCAGACTTCATATTTTTGTAAGCCTTCGCAGAGATAGTAGATTTAGCTTTTGTATTAGATGTGCCAGATTTTTTCTTTTTATTAATATTATAATAAAGACCCTTCTTAGCCATCTTACCAGATTTAGTTTTATGATAACCTTTTTTCATTAATACTTACCTTTCATTTTAACTTTCATACCTTTTTTCTTTGCGTATGCTTTAGCTTTTTTCTTACCAGCTTGGGTATATTGAAACTTCTTTTTTCCGACCATTGGCATTTTGTTTCTCCTGTTGTTGTTGTTTGTATTTTAATTCACAATAGTTATCAAAGCAAGAACCTTCTTTACCATCATGACAAAAATATTCTTTCTTATGTGTTACAATCCAACCACCGGCATCACTTATTAATTGTTTGTCACAACTTTTACAGTTACCACAAATTAAAGATTTAGCTGCTGGTTTCTTCCATCCTTTTTTTTTCATTAACAGTTCCAGGCTCTAAGTGCTTTGTTAATTCTTGAATTAGGATCCCTGGCAGTTTTAGCTGAAGTTAATTTCTTTTTCATTCCCTTCATCCTCGCACAAAAACTAGCTCTTCTTTTATTACCAACAACTTTACTTGGTGCTTTTAAATTACCGCCAGTAGCTCTGTTGTATGATCTTCTTCCTTTAGCATTCAATCCACCTTTGGGATTCTTTCCTGCTTTACGTTGCCATGCTGGTGTCTTTGCCATAATTATTTACTCGCTTTCTTACCTTTGTTAATACCTTTTTTAATTATATAATCTTGAGTACCATTAGCACCATGATTAACCTCTTGTTTTAATTTCTTAAATAGTTCCATCTCTTTATGTTTCTTATTACTTTGTTCAGTAAATCGATCTAATAATTTAGTGTCTCTCATTTCTTTTTTATCTTTTTCTTTTTAGATTTTGTAAACCGATCCTCAACCCAAGCAATATAATCATCGATCATACCAAAGAACTTATATAATAATTTATCCAACATACTTACCTACCTTGTCTGTTGTATTTCTTATAGCTTCTCTTTTCTGATTTGTTAAGATTTTTTTTGTGTCTTCTTGGTCTCTTAGGTGGCTTATCTCTAGGTACAAAGTGTATAAATTTTTGCTTAGCCATTACTTTTTCTTCTTAGTTTTTCTTTTCTTTTTCTTACCAGTTTGTTGAGCAAGAAGTGTAGGTTTCTTTTTACTGTATTGTGATACAAACATTGTAGGTATTTGTTGGCTCATTATTTCCTCTTAATTAAATCTGTTGCTTTAAGACCATAGACACTTGCTATGACACCCACGAATATAGTCTGATACCAAAAAGGTAGATCAGAAAAGTATTCAAAGAATAGTTTCATCTTCTCCATGTGTTCTGGATTGTCTGACCAAACTGCAAACCCCAACATAAGAATAGGTATGCTGAGCAAGATTAAAATGAACTCATCCTTCCAATCAGAATTTCTAGACTCAAGAAGTTTGCCGCTGTATTCAAGCTCACCTTTACTCATCTTCTCTGCATGACGCATAGCAGCATCTGCCATAAGCATCTTAGTCTTTTGCTTATTCTTGTAGATATGACTACCTGCTTCTACTGCCAATTTAATTGCACTTAACCACACTATCTTATATCTCCTATAATTGGTTTGTACTTTGTTTTACCATCTTCTTTGAATGCTCTCAAGAATTGTTTTCTTGGTTTATCTGAGTAGCTACAATGAACCCATCCAGAGTTAGGCTCTCCAAGTGTGTAAAATTCCAGGATCATTTGATCCCAATCTTCAAGGTTATCTTTAATCCAATAAGCAACATTAGCATTGTCAACACCAGGTACTTCAAAGTCTGCGGCTTCCCCATTAGCGTGTTGTGAATTAACTGAGCTGCCAATCTTAACGCATAGTTCTGGGGATCTGAACCCAGAGGTTACAGTTACTGGACCAAAATGATTACGAACAGGTTGTAATATTTTTTGGCACAGCTCTTTTAGTTTTACAATCTGATCCATGTTAGGTTCATTAGGTATACCATTACGAATAGCATAATCAGATTTAGTGAGTTCTTTTAATGTAAAATTTGGGGATAGATTCATTCGTATATTATTTTCACTCCTAGTTTTTTTTGTTCTTTAGTTGCGTGTCTGTTAATAAACTTACCTTTAAGTTTTCTTTTATAGCCATCTTTTGCAACATAACTTTTAACTTTCCTATAGTTCTTAGACTTAACATCATAAGCAGTATACTCACCTGTTGTTATATTTAAAGTCACAATATCTACTGGACCTAAACCACCAACTGGTGCAAACACTATTAGATTAGGATCTTGTGCAAGTCTAAGTTGAGCAGTAAGCTCAGAAGTTAAACCTATGATAGCAGTTTTTCTACGATTGTTTTTAGCCATGAAAATTTCTGAAAAAATATTTTATTTTTTTAGCCATTGTATTTAAAGAAGCC